AGCTTGTCCTTTATCTACACCATAATACTCATCTAAGCCTTCTTTAATTGCCTTAAAAGATGAAGCAGATAGTATAGGCTTATACTCATTTATAGCTATGTATGTTACTTTTACTCTTGTTGCCATAGGTTTTCCCATTTTATAAAATGTTGCACTTTAGAGCAACTTTTGAAAGTAAAGTTTGTCGCTACCCCCATAAGAATACTCTGGTAAATAAAGCTTAAACCTGCAATCTATAAGGTTATTAGCTGAAGGGAAGTTATCTAAAGTAGTGTAAGTAATAGCTATGTGGCAAAAAGTAGATGCTGCTTTTAGCCTTGTTTTAATCATTCGTCTTTGTATGCCTTGCCCTCTATGTGATTTCTTAACCCACGCACGATTAAATATGCAAATGCCTTTAGAGTAAATAGAACCGCAGTAAGCTACTATCTCGCCTTGGTCAATCATAACCCACCATTCACGATTGAACTGGAACTCATCGGCGCAACCCTTAAAGTTAGGATTGGTGTAATCTAATTGCCTTAGTTGCTCATAGGTATCTCGGTCTAAAATATTTCCGAAGCTAAATATCTTTTTGAGGCGCATTGTGTATTTGTTCTAATTTGGTTAAATAAAGTATTGCATCTTGCAGCTCTTCCTTTAGGTGCGTTATCCATTGACCTGTGCTTAAATCACTTCTATCCATTGTAGTTCCGTACTTTGATTTCCCTACAAGTTCACGTCTACGCATATCTTCTATAACTGCTGCTAATATTTTACTGTCCATTTATTTGTCGGTTTTGCTATGTATCTTAAAACAAGTTTTGCACTTGAATAATATCTTCTTTACTCCGGTTGCGGTTGTGCGCCTCATTTGAATTATCAAGTCATCGCTACCACATTCAGGGCAAGTGCCTCGGTCTTGTCCGAATATAACTCCGTAATGTGTTTTAGGTTCGATGTGGTTTTTAAGTGCATTAAACACTTGCTCTAATAAGACAACATCTTTTTGGCAGTACTTAATCATTTTAGCCATAGCCACTTTGTCCTTATGCAATACGATGTCCTTCCATAAGCTATACTCAGTCTTTATCTTAGTGCCAATGCCTAAATAGTCAGCTATGTAATTAAGCTTGTTGCTATTAAATCTAAACTTTTGTCTTGCTACCTTTAGCGTGTCGATTGTAACGTAAGAAGGGAACATTTCAATCTTATGAAATAAGCACCTGGTTCTTATCCACGCAAGGTCGAACTTGTCGCCATTGTGTCCTACAAGTTCCGAAGCAGTATTGGCTACTTCTACAAAACTTTGTAGCATTCTTTTGTCATTTTGTTTGCTATCCCATTCTAAGTGGTAAACTTCTTTCTCATCTTCCCACTTGTAGCATATGCAAATTATAGCACGTTCTTTAATAATGCTATCGGCAGTTACATTAAGCTTGTAACCTGCACTCCAGAAAAAACCAACGTTAGGCGAGGTTTCAATATCAAAAAATAGTCGTTTGCGTTTTGATTTTAGCATTGTTTATTTTTGGCTGAATTTATCTATTGTAGTAGTACCCATTGCAGCTATGCAAATAACCATTACGGCATCTACAAGTTTATCCGAAGGGGCAATCTCTTGATGCGTGAAGCTATTAGCTAATAAGGTAACACAGATAAATAAAGCCGATAGTAAAGCAATAACACGCTTTGTAGACACGCTACCTCTTTCGTCTGATAATAAATTGGCTAACCATTTCATAGTATTAATTTAAGGTGTGAAGTATAATTTTGACTCTGCGGCTCTGCGCTTTTCTAATCCTGCTAATACCTTGTTGTTCGCTCGTACCCACTTAGCAAACTCTAAAGCAATAGTAGGGTCATTAGGGTTAGCATTTACCTTCTTTAATAAAGTAGAACTCTTAAGGTTACCAATACCTGCGTTATAGGCAAAGCTTGTAAGGGCTGCGAATTGATTAGGTGTAACCGCACTCTTAACTAATGGAGCAACCTTATCAGCAAACTCTTTAGCTATGATTTCAAACAATTCATTTGCTCGTTCTTGGGTAATCTTATCTCCTGGCTTTACAGGTTTACCATCTTCAAAAAAAGTATTCCCGTATCCGATAGTATCTTTTGCTGCGCTGCATTTGTAAGCCACTAATTTGCAGCCCTCGTAGAATTTAATAAGGTCTTTGCCTTTGTCGTTTAATTGCATCTTATTTTATTTGTGAGTATAGAAATAATGTCAGCATAGCAAACAAAACTGAGTTAAGCCTATGAAGTTTTAGTTCAAAATTCATATCCTTTTCGTACTGCTCGTAGATTGCTATGTTTTTATAATACCTATTACGATAGTCGTTTAACGTGTCGTTTGATATTTTATTGCGTATTGTAAGGGTATCTTTAAGGGTAAGTAGGTCGATGCGAAGGCTATCCCTTGTCTTAATGTTAGCTTTAATTAAGCTATCTATTCGTGTGTTTTGATAGCTTACTAAATTAGTTAGGCTATCAAAAGAGTTGTTAATCTTCTCGCCTTCTGACCGGCTAATAACAATCTTGTCCTCACCGCCTATCTTCTTAACGTATTGGGCGAAGCTGAAACTTGGTGCTATTAGTATCGACAGAATTAGCGGAGTCCAATTTAGCCTTAACTTCATTTAGTTCCGTTTTTAATTCTTTTACTTCTTGTTTTAAGGTAACTATTGTTTTCACTGTCTTAGTAATTACCTTCTTGTTATCCTGAGAAGCCACACCCTGCACTTGTTCACTTTGCACTTGGCTTTGTTTTACTTTGTCTTGCAACTCTTTCATTTGGTTATCGGTCTTAGTTCCGCAACCTAACAAAGCTATAAATATTAAATAGCGCATTACTTAAACTTTTTTAGAGCCTTAAGGTCTACTGCCATTTCTAAACGAGCCGTACTTGCTGCGTTACTGCTATCGCTCTTACGCACCATTTCATACAAGCTGCCAATCTTTTCGTCTTGCTTTTCGTTACGCTTTGCATTGTCGATGTAGAGGTAACTAATACCGCATATACACAAAAATAGCATACCAACGACAGGGTTCTTGCTAAACTCTTTAAATGAAATTGGTAACGGGTTAGCTGATACGTTTACGCTTCTTGCTGCTTTTGCCATATTATTTTCTTTTCCAAAAGAATAAGATTAGCGTAATTATCAATATAAGCGCAATTAGAGCCTTATAAAATTCGCTAAATGACTTATCCTTAGTTTTAGTTATCTTCGAAATTTGGGTACTTTCTGTGCGATTAAGAGCCATTGAGTCCGTCTTGGTCTGCTTACTATCCGTTTGTTTCTCTTTTGTGCCTCTTGTGTAGGTCTCCGTGTACTTAGGAATTGTAATCATACTATCTTTAGTAACCCACAAAGTATCGTAGTAAGTAATGGTCTTGGTAAAATACTCCTCTTTTTCTACTATTTTAGTTATACTATCTAAAACGATAACACGCACCGAGTCAAAGGTCTTGACAACAGTGCTATCTAAACGCTCCGATGCCTTCTTAACTGAGGCGCACGAAGTAAGTAATAAGGCTAAAAGAATTAATCTCATTTTAGTTTTTTGGTCATTTTCCAATAGTATCTAATAGCCATACCGCCAGAAACAATAGCCACCAAACTCGCCAACAATGTGAATAGTGGTTGAATACTTGTAATGCTTATTGTAGCACTAATTAAAGAAACGATTGTTGATTGGTCTGCTTGGTGGTTACTTTCCATTATAATTCTTCTTCTTCTTGTTTGTTAAATTCAATGCCCGATGTCCAATCAGCTAAAAAGGTAAAGTCCTGCAATCCTTCTTGGTTCACCACGTTAATTATTTGAAAGTCAAATTCTTTATCATTTAAAGCCTCGATGTCTTTAGTTAGCTTCTTGATGCCTTCCTTTGTAAACCGATAAGACCCCTTCTCATCAAGCAATAAGCAATCCTTGTCATCGGTTTGGGCATTGTCTAAACGCAAGATTTCTACTTCGGTGTTATAGTCATCGTGGTAGGTCTTAAGCTTCTCATAGATTTTAAAGAGCTTTTTTTGCGTCTTGGTATTTTGATTTCCAATAACGGCATTGATGTTACTTACTAATTGTAATAGTTGTTTGTTTTTCATAGTTGTTTTTTTTTGTAAAGTTATATTAGATTTCTGTATTTTCTACATAATCGCCTACGATTGTAACATTGATTTTTGCAGCTATCCAGTCATACGCATATTGGTTTGTCTGCCAATCAGCATAATCTTGCCCTTCCATAGTCAGGTTGCCTTGAGATAGTTGCGCTTGTGTATCGCTTAATAGCGCATAGTAAAAGGTTGCAGAAGTGCTTAAATTGTCATTGATGCAGTAAGAATTTAAGATAACTGCAGTTCCTAAGTTTAGTGGGAATACCACTGGTTCGATTTGTTTCATTTTTATTTGTTTTATAAGCTTGTTACAGTTTCCCAAGCTGCGCCTGTGTAAACCGATAATTTATTTAATGTTGTATCGTAAACTACTAATCCCGTTGCAGGGCTACTAATAGCGTTCTTTTGTGTTGTGGTCATCCGAGGAAAAAGTACTCCTTTTGTTGTAGAGGTAATATCTAATATTGCAGATGCGTTTGGTGTGGCATTTGCTCCAATACTAATGTTTGCAGTAGAAGATTTAATACGCATTATTTCAGCGGTTGTATTTCTTGTAGTTCCTGTTGTTCCTGAAACTCCAATTAATGTAATAATATCACCGCCTGCTCCTGTGCCTGTTCCTAATGGTGTAATTATATTAAAATTGTTTGCAGTTAAATCTGTTCCTGTTCTATATCCACCATTTATTCTACAAACACTTGATGAACTTGATTGATTTATAACAGTAAATGTTTCATTGTACTGTACATCTATAAATGATACATTTTTGTCAGCACCACTTCCAATTAAAATTGAACCTGTTGGTATTGAATTAAAAGTACTTTTATTAACTCCTATAAATCCAAATGTACTACCAATAGTTAATCCCGAAAATGAATTTCCTGTACCTAAGAAATTAATTCTATCAGCAGCTAACCTAACATTGTATGAATCTCCTACTGAATGAATAATAGCACTATTTGAATTACCCGTTGCTGTTACGCTACCACTTACAGAAGTATCCCCCTGCACCCTTGCAGTACCATTTACATCTAACCTAAAGCCTGCGTCTGTGAAAGTGCCTCCATTTTGGATTACTACGTTTCGTGTAGTTTTAAACATTTGCATACCCGTTGTATTACCTGTAGCAAAGCTTA